GTTTAAATAAATTCAATACTGTTAAACTTCATTGGACAGACCATCCTGAGAGAGATGAAAGTTGGAGAAAAGAACAAGACCGAATACTAGGACCTAGTAAAGCGGCTCAAGAATGTGATGCTGACTTCTTAAGTTCTGGTCGTTCTGTTGTCGATCCTGCTATATTAGAATGGTATAAAGAAAAGGTATGTTGTGAACCAAATGAAAAAAGTGGGTTTGATAGAAATTTATGGATATGGGATTATCCAAATTATGATAAAAATTATTTAATATCGGCTGATGTAGCTCGTGGAGATGGAACAGACTATTCAACTGCACAAGTTTTTGATATAGAAGAGATGGAACAAGTAGCAGAATATAAAGGACAATTAGGTACAACAGAATTTGGTAACTTTCTTATAGAGTTAGCTACAAAATATAATGATGCTTTATTGGTGGTAGAGAATAACAACATTGGTTGGGCTACACTACAAACAATTATTGATAGAGGATATGAAAATCTCTTTTATCAAGAGAAGAATCATCTCATAGTAGATGAGGACATTCAACATACAAATAGATACAGACAAATTGATAGGAATAAAATACCTGGTTTTACAACGACAATGAAATCAAAACCGTTAATTATTGCTAAAATGGAAGAATATACTCGTGAAAAAATGGTTAAAATAAAATCAACACGATTAATTGATGAACTTTTTGTATTTATATATAAGAATAGTAAAACCGAAGCATTAGAAGGATATAATGATGACCTTGTAATGTCATACTCAATTTTATTATGGATTAGAGATACAGCAATTCGTATCCAATCCGAAAGAAATGAGTATCAGAGTAGTTTGGTTGGTGCAATTGGCAACTTGAATGGTAATACAACTGTAATGACACCATCATCTGCTCCGAAAAATAATCCGTATAAGGTAAAACTTAAAAACGGAGAAGAAGAAGATTTAACTTGGCTATTGGGGTAAAACATGGCAGATAATATATTTACAAGACTTGGTAGATTATTTCAATCTAATGTGATAATTAGAAAAACCGATGATAATCGTTTGGTTGTAAAAGATTTGGACTTTACACAGACAAGTTTGACATCAAATTTTATTGACCGATATAATCGGATGATACAGAATACATATTCAAATCCATATTCTGTTGCTCAAAATAGACGAGCTAATTATGAAATCAGAAAAAATGATTTGTTTAAAGATTATGAATTAATGGATCAAGACCCGATTATTGCCTCTGCTCTTGACATTTATTCTGATGAATGTACTGTTGATAATATTGAGGGAGAAATTTTAAAAGTAAAAAGTGAGAATACAAAAGTTCAAAAGATTTTACATAACTTATTTTATGATGTTATAAATATTGAATTTAACTTGTGGAGTTGGATTCGTAATATGACTAAGTATGGTGATTTTTATTTACAGATGGATATAGTTGATAAATACGGAGTCGTAAATGTAAAACCTATTTCTGCTTATGAAATCACAAGACTTGAAGACCATGATCCTAAAAACCCACAACTTATTCAGTTTGAGATAAATCAAGATAATAAAGAAATAAAAGAAAATTATGAAATAGCACATTTTCGTGTTTTATCAGATACAAACTTTTTACCATACGGGCGCTCACTTTTAGAAAATGGAAGAAAGATATTTAAGCAGTTGACTTTGATGGAAGACGCTATGTTGATTCACAGAATTATGAGAGCGCCCGAAAAAAGAGTTTTTAAAATTGATGTTGGAAATATACCACCGAGAGAAGTCGAACAATTTATGCAAAGAATCATCAACAAGATGAAGAAGACTCCTGTTATCGACCAAAACACAGGTGAGTATAATTTAAAATATAATGTAGAGTCAGTTACCGAAGATTACTTTCTACCTGTTCGTGGTGGGGATAGTGGAACGGAGATTGACACTTTACCAGGTCTTTCTAACAATGACCAAATAGACGACATAGAATATCTTAGAAACAAGTTGATGGCTAGTTTAAGAATACCAAAAGCTTTCTTAGGATATGAAGAAGGTTTAAGTGGTGGTAAAGCCACACTTGCTGCTGAGGATGTTCGTTTTGCTAGAACAATAGAAAGATTACAAAAAATTGTCGTGAGTGAACTAACAAAAATTGGTATAGTTCATTTATATACTCAAGGTTTTGATGACTCCGATTTAATTGATTTTACTTTAGAGTTACAAAATCCATCGATGATACACGAGCAAGAAAAATTAGAACTTATGAGTCAACAACTTGATATTGCTGAAAAAGCTATTGATACTAAATTATTTAGTAGAAAATATATTTATGATAATGTTTTTGATTTAAGTGATGAAGAAAAGGTAGAAATTTTTGAGTCAATAGTTGAAGACACAAAACAAAAATTCAGATTAGAACAAATAGAACAAGAGGGTTCAGATCCTGCTAAAGAGCCATCACCAGAAGATGATGAGGAAGAAGATTTTTCAGTAAGTAGAAAAGATGATTGGGGTGGTAGTAAAAAAGATCCTTTTAAAAATAAAGAGACGATGAAAGATAGATATGGACATGATAGTTTAAAAGATACTGATAGAGGGTTTGGTAAAAGGGAGTTTAAAGGTAAATCACCTTTAGCTACATCAAAAGCCAGTACCGTGATTGCTCGTGAGGGTATGTTAAACCAACTAAAACAAAAGTTTCCTAAAAAACAACAATCAATGTTATCTGAAGAAAACATAATAAAAGAGTAATTTACCATTTAATCTAAATTCTGTTATATTTATATATGAATAATTGTATCATAATACTTTGGAAATTTCTATGAGCAAATTTAAGCACAGTAAATTAAGGAATACAGGACTATTGTTCGAGTTTTTGCTCAGACAAGTAACTGTTGATGTATTAAACAAAAAAAAGGAATCACCGGCATTAAAGATTATAAAATCACAATTCAATGAACATACTGAAATGGGAAGAGAATTAGCATTATATAATATGTTGGTAACCAAAAAATTTAAATCAGATAAAAAAGCTGATTTCTTTTTATCGGAAGTAATTCGACAAAGAGGTAAATTAAATAATACTTCTCTAAGAAGAGAAAAATATAATGTGATTGCTTCTATTAAAGAGCATTACAGCGTAAATCAATTATTTAGTTCTAAAGTTCCAAATTATAAAGTATTTGCCTCTATTTATAAACTATTTGAAGGTATATCAGAATTAGATGCTGATGAAAAAACCGAAAGTTATTTTATTATAATAGAAAATGTAACTACACTTAAATCAAAAAAAGAGAGTTCTTATATACCTGAAGATTTTAAGGATAAAGATTTAAGAATTCTCTCCTACAAAACATTGTTAGAAAAGTTTAATAAAAAATACACTAATCTTTCTGATGAACAAAAGAAAGTTCTAAAAGAATACATTAGTAATATCTCTAACACTAATAATTTTTCTGTTTTTGTTGAGAGACAAATACCAAAACTTAAAACCAAGTTAAACGACAAAGTTAAAAAAGTCAAAGACAAAGTTTTGAGAATTAAATTAAAGGAAGCAATCAACTGTGTTGATAAATTTTGTTTAAATGAATCAAAACAAACAGATGATAATTCTGTTGTTCAATTGTTGAGATACTATGAACTCGATAAAGAACTCAGTAAAGTTTGATTCCATAGTTAAGGAACTAGTAAGTAGTTTATTTAACAAAAAGTTAAAAGAAATAACTACAACTGCTAGTATTGATGCTTATCAAACACCTTATGCTTTTGGAAAAAAACTTCATAAAAAAAGAAAGAAAGATATTGAAAAACAAACAGGCTATAAGTTTATTGACGAAGCTTTATCTGATAATGATATGAAAAATATAAAAAAAGAAATAAGAAAAGAAGTCTCAAGTATCCTATTTGATATTTGGATAAAACGAAGTTCTTGGGGAGGCAAATAAATGTATCAAGTTGATCCTAACAACGATAAAAAACAAACACCAAAAGCAAGATCAACAAGTGCTTATGGAAAGGCAATTCAACCAGTACCTAAGACTCTTGTTGATAGACCAAATTATGTTCTAGTAAATAGAACAGGACAATATTTGTTTTTGTACGAACAATCAGGTAGTTATCCTGGTGATTATGTAAGTGGTTCTGTAACAGCTGATGGAGGACCAATTAGATTAGATATAAACCCAAAAGCATGGGGTAGTGAATCTGGTGCTACTGGCGATGTAACATTCGTGTACACAGGAGATATAGGATAATGAATAAAAAATTATTAGTAGATGTAAGACCATTTGAAATTTCTCGTCAAAAGATTGATGAAAGTATTAAAGAAAACGATGGTCGTTTGATAGTT